AGAAAATCCTGCCGATTTTCCCTTTTACTTCGATGGTAGCCATCTCAGCCTCTCTTTCTTTCTTCTATTTTAGTCATCCGCTTGGATAACATGCTCAGCATTTACGCAGTCTATGTGACCACATCTGCGTAATCCTGGCAATACTGGGTGTCCTTCGTACATTGGAACAGTTAGCGTCTCACGGTCAAACTCACCCTGCCAGGTGACACACTTCTGGCTACCGTACTTGATGACCAGAGATTTTCGCATACGGCAGGAGAAGCACCGAAGGTCGGTGCGCTCGCGCTTCTGAGCATTGACAGTCCAAGTTGAACCGCAACGCGAACAGATAGCTTTGTTCTCATCCACCCACCTACTTTACCAAGCCAGCTTGTTGAGCTGCTGTTTTGCAACACGGATCACAGAGCAATAGTCCTATGCCGTGCTGACATTTTGGCATCCTCGAACCGAATGTCAAGGGTTTTTCTTTGAACTGCTCAGCTCTCACAGCCTCGGCTTTTGTCCTTTCTTGAATTGACTTTGCCTTGCCTAAGATGTGCTTTGGCTCGATGTATTGAATCGCTGCATCTCGCTGAGCTTCGATGACCGCCTGTTTAGCCACAGGGTAGTCCAAGAAGCCTAGGACTTCGTGCCAAGCCATAATCTTCTCGCCAGAGATTTTGCGCCCGTCTACAAGGCTTAGAAACTCGATTAGTTCTGCTGTCTCAGTCTTTTGCATTTTTTAGAAACTCCCTCATTGCTTTCTTGTTTTCTTCTTCTCGGCTGGCTCGCTTTGGTTTCTTGTTGTTTCGTATCCAGTTGCGCCAGGTGGCTTGCCAGTCTGTCTTGTTGCCTTTGCTCCCGCTGACCGAGTTCCAGTAGTCAATAAACTTGTGCGTCTCAAGTTTCCAATCCACTTCTGGGAAGTGTTCCCCCTGCCAATCTAAAAGCTCTTTTGTAGGCCAAAAATCATCTGGAATTTTTGTTGCGTATCTCTTTGGTTCTTTATGGTTAATATTGATGTTTTGCGTGCCAACAGGTGTCACCCCTGATTTACCTGAGCTGTCACCCCTGCTTACCTCACCTGTCACCCCTGGCTGAATTGTGATCCAGTAAAGATTGGTTTTGTATTGACCGTGCATTGGAGCAGACTGAAGGTCTACTTGCAGCTCACCTAGAATCATAAGTTCTTGTAGGTCTCGCTTGACCGAGCGTTCTGACGCGTTAGCGTATCGAGCTAGGGTGCTGATTGAAGGCCAAGCACCCTGGTCTCCAAGGTGATTAGCAATTCCAATTAGGACAAGCTTCGCACGCCCCTTGGCCCTGCTGTGATTTAGAACAGTAGCAACTGCCTCAATGCTCATCTCTCTTTTCCCTCTTTCTAGTCCGCTTCTTTATGCGGGTTTACTTTTTTCTTTCCAAACTCATCGTCTAACAAATACCAGCCATCTGCCAACCAAACAGGAACTTTCTTTGGGTCCTGTCCTTGTGTTAGCTTCCAACCGAAATCTCTACCCATCTGAGCGAATGTTGCATTTGACTCTAGCTGTCCGTTTGCTAATGAGCAAATTACGATGATGTTTGATGGAACATCTCGTTCTTTAGATCCGCCCATTCCCCTTCCAAGTCTGTGTTGTGGCACGAGTGTATCGTCATCAGTTCCACAATGGCAACAGATTCCTTCATCTCGTCTGATGTATTTTTGAAACTCTTTGCTATTCATCTTCCCAGGGGTCGTATTTCTTTGCAGGTAGGTCTAGTCCTGTGCCAGTGTAATCAGCAGCAAAACCGATAGTCGAGCTAGTTTCGTAGTCTCTTGTTTCGGATGCAGCTTCCTGACAGTTGTGTTTCCTGCGCCATTCCCTGACTAGGGCTATCGCCTTGGCATCGTCAGTTTTGAACTTTGCCCCACACGAACAGCTTTCAGCAATCACCTTTCAAGGCTACCAGCTAGGGTGTTCGCCACTGAAGTTCAACATTTTTGGACATTACAGCCATCATTGTTGCCTGGTCCGACAGGGTTTTCATCTTGGTTTTGACCCTATTGAACTCAGCTCTGGCTAGGTCAGCTTGTAGCTTTTGATCTACTGACTGCAACTTAGCCACAGCCTGCCTGTCAGCCACGGTTCCTTGGTTGTTTATGAACGCAAGGGAAACAGCTTTGTCGTAAGCAGCCTCGGCATCCGCCATTTTGCACTCAGCGTCATAGAGGGCGTTACTGCCCTTGTCCATCTCCGCTGTTAGTCTCTGAAGCTCCTGGATGATGTGTGTCGGTGAAATAATCTCCATTTTTTAGCCTCTCTGACTTCTCTCGTTGTAGCTGCCACATCTTGTCCACATCGGGGTAGTTGCCCCTAGCCCATTGCTCATTCAGACACTCCTGCACTTCCCGCAGGCTTGCTATCAGGATGTTCATTTCCAGATGATCCATTGGCAATTTCGGCAATCCTATCTAGTGTTTCTTTTGGAGCGTTGGCAGTTTTGGCTTCGCTGTATAACAGTCTAAGACCGTCAATGTCATCGCCCATGGACTGAGCCATAACTAGCCAATCCTTCAATGGCGCTACTGCAGTCTTACCGCGTGCAACCTTTTCCATCTCGGTTCTGCTTGCTCTCTTGTTGCCTGAGTAGTTTGCGTTTGCCAATGCCCGACCAATCGAGCTGGTCTCACATACCTCAAGAGCTGATGTGGCTTGTGGCCCTTTGCTTGAGTCGATCTCAAACGCAAGTCCAGTTGCTTTCGGCAGTCCCTTCGCCTGGTCATCGGCATTTAGATAGACATAGCTCTTAGTAACCCAAGTGCCAACCTGTCGGTCCTGAAGGGTGGTGATGTTGTCGGTAACAATACGCCCGTCTGGATTGTCCTTGTACCAGCGTTTTATTCTTTCTTCTACGGTTTCGTAGTCTCCAAGGTTGAAGTGTGCCATTTATTTCCCTATCTTTTCGTGGTGTAAGTACGGTAGCCCCGCACCCCTGGCTCTAAGACTGATTCGGTGTTCTCCGTAAACCAAGCCCCTCTTGTTGCCGTTCATAGCAGATAGGACTCTACTCTTTAGCTCAGTCATTTCCTTTTCAACACGCTCGAACTCATCAAGCTTGTTGAAGTAGTGCATACCTAAATCGTCTAGGTCTACTTCGCCATCTGAGATGTTTGGGTTTAGTTTCTTCACTGTCTCAAGTGTTGAGTTGGAACCATCCCACTGTGGCGCTCGCATTTGCACAACATGATTGCGGAACCGAATGGCAGCAGCAAACAAAGCGTCAGCCTCAAACTGGTCCCACTCAATGTCAAACTCTTGATAACTAGATCCTGCGAGCGCAACAAGTTTTGCTTGCTTCAAACCGAATACTCGCATGTACCAAAGAACCTGAGCGCGGTAAGACTGAGGCACGGCTGTCCAGTAGTCGCGTGAGAACTTGACTTCTAGGATTCCAAATTCACCAGTTGAGTCCGCGTAGATTGCGTCAGGGTTAGCACGCATCCAAGGTTCTTCTTTGTTTGCCCAAGTTCCTGTTGTGTAAAGTTCCAGCTCAGGATGTTCCTCGGAAAAGATTTCTAGGATTGGTGCTTCTAGTTTTGTTCCGAGTCGCATTGACATATTCGGTACAAAGTCATCTGGGATTTGGTTTGTCTTTTTTGCCCACTTTGTATACGGGCTTTCCCATTGTGATAGTCCAGCAATAGCTCCGATGTCAGAACCGCCGATAGCGCCCTGTTCGTTTCGTAGCTCATGCCACTCTGGAGAGCCGTTCTCGAAATCCCCTAGGAGTACGGCATCCTGTATCTCGTTTATTACGCTTGGTAGCTTTGATAAGGCCAAGTGTTTCCCTCTCTTTCATTTGGTCTGAATCCCACATCTACTCGGTGTGGGATTTCACATTAGCTGGTTTTATCTGTAATGTAAAACTATGCTGACCCACCGACAATTAGAACGCAAATACATCGAGCTTCAGGAAGCCGTTAGAGATGTACCAGGCGGAGTGGGGTGTGCCGTAGACCCGAATCTATTTTTTCCAGACGATCTTGTGGGCAGTCCACATGACCGAAAACTTGTTGCTAATGAGGCTAAGGCGATTTGCTCGGTATGCCCAGTAAAGATTAGATGTCTTGACTATGCCGTGTCAGCGGGTATGCACGGAGTATGGGGCGGAACCACAGATTCTGAAAGAAAGCGTCACTAATCAAGACGCTAAAAAGCCCGTACAGCTTATAAACTTATCTACTTAGACTGTAGGGCTTATATAGGGGTAAAACCGCTGTACGGGCGTTCTGTGGCTTTTTAGCGGCTATTCGCTAGATTCGGTGTCTGTAGGCTTGACTGCTGCCTCTACTTTTGCACCGATACCGTACTCATCCTGGTTAGGGTCAAGGGCTTTGATAAGTGGGCCAAGGATACCTGCAAGCAAAGCTGAAACAGTAATCTGGCTTGGATCCTCGATACCTGCCAACAGCATTGCACCGACAGCAGCAAGGGCAGCTCTTAGGTAAGAACCGAGTGCGGCCTTTAGCTGTCTGATGGAATCTTCTGTTTTTAGTCTTTCAATAAAGTCTTTCACTTTGTTTTCTCCAATGCAATCTGTGTTTTGATGTAGCTAGTTGGCTCTGTGTAGCGTGTGCCGTTGTTTGTATAGATGTAGTTCTTGCCACGCTGAATCTCAAAGTGTAGGTGTGGGCCTGTAGACTCCCCTGTGTTGCCAGAAAGTCCAAGAATCTCGCCCTCAAGAACTGTGTCACCCTTTTTAGCTGTAAGGCTTCCCTTTTTCAAGTGCATGTAGGCAGATGTGATCCACTCGCCGTTTACCTTGTGGCGTAGCTTGACTAGGTAGCCACCGCCAGCAGGTTCGCCATTAGGAAACTTGAGGGTGGATGGGCCAGAGAAAAGGACTTTGCCAGTAGCGATTGCTTTTACTGGTGTGCCAGTAGCTGAGGCGTAATCTACGCCATTGTGAAAACGCCTTGTTTTTAGAATCGGATGTATTCGCCATCCGTAGGGTGAGCTTATGCGTGGCATCGGTTTATCAAATGGGAATCTCATGGCCCTAGTTTACCAGCTCAAGTAAACTAGAAGCTAAGACCCCTGCGATGCAGAAACATCCAGGGGCGTGAGCAGACTAAAAAGGAGTCCACTATTAGCGAGTATAAGACTTGTCGCAAGTGTGGTCAAAACAAGCAACTCAGTGATTACTACAAAGGCCCTGGAACTTTTGGCCTTAGATCCCAATGCAAGCTTTGTATAAACCAAGCCAACAATGAAGCTAGACAAGCAAGCCCAGAAAAATACAGGCAAGCTAACCTTGCTTATTACTACAAAAACAAGGATGCCCTAAACGAGTATCGGCGGTCCAAATGGCCTGAGCTTTATAGGTCAAAGATTGAATACCACAAGAGAAAGGGCAAGAAGTATCGAGCGGAAAACCCAGACAAGATTGCAGGAATAGCTCGTAGAAAACGAGCTAAGAAAAAGGCTAATGGCTGGGAGAAGTACACCGAAGCTCAAGTATTAGAGCTATACGGTGCTGTGTGCCACATCTGCGGTGATTCGATAGATTTAACCCTGAACCGAAAGATTGGCACTGAGGGCTGGGAGATGTCCCTTCACATTGACCATGTAATCCCCATCTCAAAGGGTGGACCTGACAAGCTATCTAATGTCAAACCCAGTCATGGTAGATGCAACATCGCCAAAAGCGACAAAGCTTAGTTTACCAGCAAGCTAAACAGTGCAGAGGCAAGTCCTGTGACACCAGCAGCTAGACCTGTGTAAGCAATCTTTTCAATCCAGGCAAGACGAGCCAAGGTCAGCTCTACTTCTCTGAGTCTGTCTGGGACTTGATCTAAGTGGTCCAGCTTCTCAAGGATCTTGACAAGGGTTTCCCCATGCTCAAGTTGCTTGGCGTAAATTGCTTGCTGGGTAATGCGTACCCCAGTTGTTTCCTCAGCCATTATGCGGTGATAGCAGCGATTTCAGCGTCAGTCAGACCCAGAGCTTTTAGCTTGGCATTAGCAGAGGCTTTAGCTGTTTCTTTTGCTTCCTCGGCTGCTAGGCGTGTCGCTTCCTGAGCTTCGTAAGCTAGGCGGTCAGTTTCTCGCTGTGCTAGTTCCTCGGCTGTTAGAGGTACTTCTGTTGCTTCGCCTGTTGAGCAGTCCACTACTAGCTTGGTTAGGATTTCTGTCATTTTCTTTTCTTTCTTGTTATGAGGTGGTGACTATTCCGTCTGAGCCTTTTGTGATTTTGTAAAGTGAGATTGTTGAACCGACTGCCAAATTAGAAGTGCTGTTCGTATAAATCAAAATTGAAGTTATTGCTGCTGTATTACTCCAAAGACCCGCACCTAAATCCATATAATTTAGAGTTGCGTTGTTTTCGCCAACTCCATCAAGGGAAGTAGATTTATTGGTTGAACCTGCGTAATTAGGTATGTAAAGTTGCGCACTATGGAATGTATTTGATGTCCAAGAAGTCCCAGGTATTGTTGCTAAAAACAAAGCTGATGTCACTCCATAGGGATTGGTACTTGAAGCTGCTGCCGAACCATTTCCATAGAGAGTCCTTGTTGAATAACCTGAATTAGTGCCATTGAACCTAACAAAGACACCATCATCTGTTGAGACTGACCTAAGACTAGAAACCAAAAGTAAATCTGTGCCATCCTGCGGAATCGAGGTGAACTCAATCGAGGCAGCAGCAGTAGCTAGAGTTTTAGATTCAATAAGTTTCATTAGGCGATTACTCCGTAAAGTGAAAATGAGGTTCCAACATTAAAGTTCCCCCCACTGCTAAGTCGAACTAAGACATTATTTATCGCAACAGTGTTAGCCCATCTTCCAGCCCAAGCAAAAACTGCGTCATTAGAAGCACCACCTCTATTTAGAACTGTTTTGTGCTTATCTGTTGCACTGTAGTCAATCACTTGGTAAATGGTAGTGGAACGCGTTGTTGTAAAGCTTCCACCCAAAAGTCCAGTATCAGTTCCTGAGCCACTTGAAGTTGATGAGCCATTACCGAACATAAAAACATAAGAATAATTAGAAGCAGAATCTGAGTTGAATCGTAAATGAAGATTTGAACTAGCAGAAGTTCCTTCAGCAACCAAAATCAAATCTCGGTAAGTTGCTGGAATGTTAGAGAATGTGACTGTTGTAGCTGATGAGCCTAGAGTCACATTAGCTAGAGGTGTGTAAGTAGGTGTTGGCATTTGTTATCCCTTTATTCCGTAGAGAGAGAAGCGTGAGCCTGTGACCCAGTTAGAGCCAAACTGAGGGGTAAAAGCAATGCTAGTAATAGCTGCCGTATTCATCCAAACACCAGAAATTAGATAGACACCTGAAAATCCGCTGTGGACACCCATGCTGTAAGAAACCCTGCGGGTTTTATTTTTAGTTGTTGAAAAGGCATCTAAAAAGTCTATGACTCCTGAACCAAAAACATTAGCAGTTGTAGTGGCAGCACTTGTATAGTGCAACTCAAAACTGCTAAAACTCGTTTGTGCTCCTGAACCAACAGAAGAACCATTACCAAATAACTGGTGGTTTGCGTAGTTATTACCACTGTCACCATTGAGTCGGCAAATTATTCCTTCTGCGTCTGAGGCTCTATCGCCTCGTAAGGTGTAGCGAATCTGTAAATGCTTATAGGTAGATGAGTAAGTCCCTAAACTGCTGAAAGAAACGGAAGGAGTAGAAGAACCTAAAATAGTAGAGCTGATTAGCTCATAGTCAGAGCTAAAGGCAGCCCCACCAGCCCCAGCAGCACTAAAAATACCTAACGCTGAGAGAGTCATTAGACCGCCGTTGCGTTACCAATAATGCGGTAAGAGTCAGTACCCACACAGATCACAGATACAGCGTCATAACGAGTACCGATTGCGTAGGCCGTTCCCGCGGTTCCTCGACCAAGTATAGACACGGCGGTTGAAGCTCGGTTGATTGTGACTGTTCCAGCACCATCTCTAAGGATGTCCACACGCTCGCCAGCGATAAAAGCCGTAGCAGTTGAGAAGGTCACTGTTTGAGCTGAGGCAGAGTCAAACTCTAGGATCTTGTAGCGGTCAGAGGTTAGGACTGTATAAGAGGCAGCAGTAGAGGCAGTTAGTGTGACCTCGTTGCTGAGGTACAGGTTTACATCAGCAGCAGCTAGGACTTCACCAGCGGTAAAGGTTTTTCTTGGCATTGGTTTCCTTTTGTTCTCGTTTTAGTTTACTACTCGTAGGCAAGGCGGTCATTGTCCAGCTCACCGAGTACCGCGTCATCTAGGATAAAGACCGCAAAGTCTAGGCGCTCTAGGGCGAAGCTGATGTTCTTGCTACCAGGAGTCCAGTCATGGTTTATCCCGATGATTCGGCAGTATTGCTCGATAGCTGGCGGGATGTCAGAAGGCTCGAACCGAACCTGAACAATGTCACCGATTTCTAGGTCCAGCACCTTGTCTTGGTTTACGGTGCTTAGGGTGTCTAGGACTACTGTGACAGTCTCAAAGCGGTACTGAGGCTCTTTGTAGCGAGCCAAGAAGAAGTCAGCCAAGAACTGAAGCTGCTCTGGCTCCTGAATAAGTAGTCCTGATTGGCTTAGAGTTCTTGGTCCGTAGACTGCCTGAGAAGTGGCATCCTCAGCA